TTCAAGGAGAACGGGCGCCGCTGGCTGCAGGATAAGTGCGGCAAGAAGGTGGCCGCCGTTACCTATACGTGCATCATTAACCCCGACACGCGCCACGTTGACGTGTTTCGCTTTAGCGGGTATCACGCGCGCATCAGTTGGATGAACCCGCAAGCTCTCGGCGGGAAGTATCTGAAGTCGTACAAATACTGAACTTAGGACTCAAATGCTCGAACGTAAAACATGGAATGAGTTTCGCGGCGCTGGGCTGCTGTGGTTTAGCGACAAAGACCAGGCCGAAGGCTATCTGGCGATCAGCCAATGGGTAGCAGACAACGCCAGTACTCTCCTCGAAGAAAGCAAATGATCGATACCCGCCCAACACGGGAGCAGATCCTCGACGGCATCGGCTTCGAGCCGCTGACCATGCCTGGCGTTCCAGAAGATGTGTGCGCCATCGAGAGCGAGGCCCTTCAGGACTACTTGGTGGCATGGACGCAAGGCGCCTGGGATCATGTCACGGCGTATGAGCGCGATCACGGGAAGGCTGCGGTTATTGGCGATCTGACGAAGCACTCCTACGGTTGCACACTGTTTGCTATCCCGGCAGAGAGCGAATCCGGCCGGTTGATGGCTGAGTTGCGCGGCTCGATTGCAGCGGGCGATCTCGCCGGCCAGGGATTAGAGCCGCACGCGCATGTGACTGTCCGCTTCGGCGTGCTCCCCAATGCCAACCTGAACGATCTTCGTCGATACCTGCGTTCGCTGGAGCCGTTCGAGGTGGCGTTCGGCTGCACCAGCGCGTTTCCGCCGAGCCCGCAGAGCGGCGATGCCGCAGTGGTCAAGGTGGATGTGTCGAGTCCGACGCTGGAGGAAATCAACGCCGCGATCGCGCAGCACTGCGCGTTCAAGCCGGCCAACTTCGAGTACCAGCCGCACGCGACGGTGGCGTTCGTCGACCCGGACATCGCTTTCAAGTACATCGCGGATGACCGGCTCGAAGGTAAGACGCTGGAGGTGAGCGCGATCACGATTGCGATGCCCGGCGCGCCGGATGAGATCGTGCCACTGTTGGGCGAGTGGGCGCCGTGGCATGAGCCCACGGAAAAGCTGGCGAAATACAGTGACGACCAGCCGCGCGATGAACGCGGGCGGTTTGCAGGCGGCGGTGGCGGGGGCGCATCGCATCCAAAGTCACTGGCAGCCGCGCTGAAGATCGAAACCAATAAGCCGAATGTGCGCGCCGCAGTGAAGGGTGCCATTGAGCGCATGGAACAGCACGGGATGCCGTCCGAACTGGCGCACGCCTGCGGGCAGGTTACGGTTATTCAGGACAAGCCCCAAGAGGTTGCGCAGATGGAGCGCAAGATAGGAATGGAGGTTGGCGGGGTATACAAAGACAGCCATATTTGGCTCGGGAAAATCTCGGCCGATGAGTACGCCCCAGGCATAGCGTTGCATGAATACGGCCACCATATTGAGGAGAAAATCAGGACTGCAGCCGTACAGAAGGCCATGGGATGGGACCGTGAGGCCTTCAAAGCCAGCGCATTGGCAGCGCAAAAGGAGTGCCGCAGTTTCAAAGACACCGATGACCCGTCGTTCGAGTATGCCGCATCGAACATCCATGAGTGGCATGCCGAGGCCTTCCGGTTCTACCACAGCGACTACACCAAGGAGTTGAAGGCGATTCCGGCCACCCATGCGTTCTGGCGTGGTGTGATGACTGGGAACTTCACGGTTGCCAAGGCCGGTAGCGTGGCAGACGCTGGGCGAATGCGCCTGACAGCCTGCGGCCAGACCAAGAGCGGCCTATTCTACGACTGCTTCGAAGGGGGCTTTGAAGGGGCTGGACCCGCTGGCGGCGAGAAGCTGGCGAAGCGCATCCCAGAACCCGAGATTCTCCAAGCGCAGCAGAAGATGGAGGCCGACGTTGCCCACTTCCTCCGGCGCACGGCGAAAGAGATCGCCGATCACTTCCGCGGGCTCGATCACGAGAAGCTGGCGAAGGCCGCCGCGGCCGTACCGCGGATTCAGTGGGATGACCTGGTTCCGGATCTCTTCGGCAGTCTGAACACGATCGCCCGCACCCGAGCGGGCAAGGCGATCGCGGAGTTGAAGATCAACGACCAGCAGATGCTGTCGGACGTGAATGGGGTTGCGGCCGACTGGGCGGATGCGCGCGCCTGCGAGATGGTGGGGATGAAGCGGCTGGCCAACGGCAAGTTGGGGCAGAATCCCGACGCGCAGTGGACTATCAGCGACAAGACGCGCGACGATCTCAAGCAGATCGTGACGGACGCATTCGAGCAGAAAACGTCCATGTCGGATCTGGCGGATGCAATCGAGCAAGCCGGCGCGTTCAGCGAATACCGCGCGCACCTGATCGCCGCGACCGAAACCAAGGGCGCGATGGAGCAGGGAAACCTGGAGGGCTGGAAAGCCTCTGGAATGGTCGAAATGGTGGGGGTCGCGTTGAGCGACGACCACGATGACAAATCGGACTGCGAATGCACTGCGCTGGCCGAAGGTGGACCGTATCCCATCAGCCAGGCTCCGCGGATTCCTTACGACACGCACCCCGGCTGCGAGTGCAGCTTGATTGTGGCGCAACTCAGCGGGCAGGACGAACCAGAAGAGGATTAGCAGAACAGCAGGCCGTTTTCGCGAGCCCAGTCGTCTGGGTGCCTACTCCCCCTTCACGAGGTTGCATTTAGGGCAGAGCAGTTGAAGGTTTTCTGGGCCATTGGAGCCGCCTCTAGATAACGGAAGAACATGATCCACATGAAATATACGATTCCCGGATTTACGCAGGCGTTTTTTGCATGTCGCGCACTTCCCTCGCTGGCGGGCATACAGGGCGGAAATGTCGTCATCGGTATGTGTGCCGGCAGCGCCAACCTCTCTCGCATGATACTGTCTGGCGCGGAGAACGTATGGCTCTGGGTTTTGGCGGTACTTTACCTGTGCCGCCTGTCTGAATTTTTCGGGATTGGCTGCCCGCTGTTTTCTCTGGCTGGAACGGTTCGATTCCGCCGCTTTTTCTGGATGATTCTGCCTGTACTTTTGGGTTGCTGCGCGGAAAAAGTTCAGATTATTCTTTCGCCACTCTGCACCCTTGGCGAGAAGTTCACTGCGGTGCGCGGCATAGTACCGATGCTGTCTTGCTCTGGCGTTTTCCTTGGAGCGAGCGGCCTTTTCCTCTGGCGTTGGCTCGGGTGCTTCACTTACACGTTTTTCTTGTGTAACGCGGCGATAATGTTCCCGAACCCGTCTGCGACATTCTTCAAGATGCTCAGCGCGGTACTGGCGAGTGCGCTCCCGGTGGGCATCGGCGGAATCGGCTCTGTATTCGGCGATGCGCTCTGGATGCTGCGCACGCCAGCGCTTGTTGTATTCACTCTTGTTTCTTCTCTGCTCGTCAGTCATGACATCCAACTCAATTCTACCAAAAGGGGGACTGTATGGGAAGCCTAACCGTGATACCCGAGCCACTAGAGCTTGCTCCTGGAGAGCAGTGGTTCACGCGCATCTACTCCCCGGACGTACTAAAAGCCCTCGGCAGTAAGCCGCTGTGGAAAGTTGATGAGCAGACCCATACCGTTTACGGGCTAAGTACCGCCCAGGTCCCAGATGCTGACAAGGAAATTGCGGACTACGACGGAAGTAAACAGTCATATCAGGAGTGGAGCGATGCGACGGAGGTGGTCACCAGCGCTGCCGGCCAACGCATCTCAAAAGGTAACATTCGCCTCCAGCACACTACCCAGATAGCCGGAAAGGCCACGCGGTTTGACTATCTAGACGACAAGAAACAGATATTTGCGCTAACAGAGCCGATCAAAGATGACAAAATATGGGACCTTCTGGCCGGTGGCTTTGTTACGGGGTTCAGCCATGCAGGGAGGTACCTGTGGCGTCGCTGCAATGACTGCGGATATGACCTTCCAAGTGGCAACTACTGCCCGCAGTGCCACAAGGAGGTATGCGCGCTGTACCGCCCGTCACTATCGGAAATTTCGTACGTCGACCGCCCGTGCCTCGGTATCGCGGTCTTCCAGTTCGTGAAGACCTCGGGGCAGGTCGAACTCCGCAAGTTCGTTGCGCCGGCGGCCAAGAAGGTGCTGGTGGACCTCGGCGAGTTGGCCGAACTGGCGCGGGCATCCTTTGCACAAGCGATGGCGGACCTGGAGAAGCGGGCGCGCAGCCCGATTGGCCAGTTCGCAAACAATGCCCCGGGCCCGGAGCACGATGCCGCAGTGGCCGCAGGCTATGAGCACCAGCGCACCGGAACGCAGACGGACGGGGCCGCCGAGCCGGTGACCACACGAAGTTACGCGCACCCGAGCGGCGCAAGTCTGACTTTGTGCGAAGACGGCCGCTGGACCCACGCAGATGGCAAGGGTCGCACAACCACCGGGACTGGAGCGGAAGCATTCTCCAGCCATCTGGCGGCATGTCACGCGAAGAAATCGGCGGATGGCGCCGGGAAGGATGTCACCGAAATGAGCGAGGAAGAGGTTCAGAAATTAGTCAGCGACCAGGTGGCTATGGCGCTTAAAGCGCGGGCCAAGAAGGATGACGACGGCGATGACGATGATGACGACGGCGGCGAGCAGATCGAATGCCCAGTCTGTGGCGCCGAGATCGATGTTTCCGCCGACGATGACGATGACGAGATCGAATGCCCCGAGTGCGGCGCCGAGGTGGCGCTGAAGGCGCATAAGGCCCGGAAGGCAGCCCGCGCCAGACTGGCGGACCTGCGCAAGCAGATCGCCGATGCTATCGACCGGCGCACCGTCGCGCTCCGCAAAGACATGACACAAGTCGGCCGCCTGGCCGACATTCTCCAGGGCATCCGCTGGCTCCAGCAGTCTTCTTTCTGGGAAGGCCAGATGGAGCAGGATGACCGGGATTTCGCCATCGCCGACCGGCTCGGCGACTGGCTGCAGGAGGGGGTCAATATCCTCAACGCAATCGTTGCGGATGAAACATCGGAACTCACCACGGATTTAGTACCACCCGCCCTGAAGGCGGCAACCAACAACGAAGGAGACGATGCAATGAACAGGGAAGCAATCGAGTTGCTCAACAAGGCGGCGAAGGGCCTCAAGGGACACTTCGGCAAAGCCGCCGGATTCCACGAGCAGGTAGCCGCCGCGCATAAAGCGGCCGGGGAATCGGACAAGGAAATGGCCGACGCCCACAAGTCGTTCGGCAAGGTTCCCGAAAAGGCCGAAGACGAACAGGGAAAGGCGCATAAGGCATTCCATAAAGTCGGCTTCGACCACCACACCGCGAAGGCCGCGCACCACGAGAAAATGCACAAGTTGCACTCGGCCATGTGCGATGCCTGCAAAGCCGCTGCGGCGGATCTCGGCGGCGCGGAAGCCAAGGCCGACAATGGCGGCGATCTGAACAAGGCGCTGGGCGATACCCAGGCCGCAATCCTGGAGCCGATTACCAAGGCTCTGGCCGCGCTCGAAAAGCTCGATGCGATGGGCAAGGCCATCGAGACACTTCAGGCCGACGTCACCAAGATGGGCAACGAGACGTTGCCTACGCTGGTAAAGGGCGCCGGTGCTCCGGGACTCGTCGAGCGGCCGATATCCACCCCCACTCCCGAACCGGCCGCGGCTCCGAACTCCAGCAATCTATTCGCCTAAACACGCGGAATCGATTCGCAGTTTCCGATCTTCGTATCCGGCGGTGAATTCAGCGCCGCCGGATCGCCACAGGCATAATCGCCACCCCAACTGTTCTGCCGCGCCCTTTGTCGCAGATCCAGTCACCGCAAGCAGTTCACACCAATTCCCAGGAGAAATACAGCTATGCGTAGCAGAACCGACAATCTGCGTCCGCGCGATTATGCCGCGGGTATGCAGGCACAGCACGCCTTTCACGCCGAGTTTCTGAAAGGCCTACAGGTCGGCGAACGGGACGCGTTCCGCAAGTTCGCGCCGCGTCCCAAACCCCGCACCGACGAAGCCTTGATGCGCTTCGAAACCGAGCAGGATGAGCGCTTCGCGAAAGCGCTCCTGCTCATGAAAAACCAAATCGCGTACCGGCTCAAGAACGAGGGCAACCACGAAGCTCTTCGCAAGGCCGGAATCAGCACGCAGTCGGGATTCAACTTCTACGATCTACGTCCGCTCGACCTGTTGATGTATCCGGTCAACACGCCGCTACGCAACCAGATGGCGCGCGAGGGCCCGGTCAACGCCGGCGTCGGTACGTCCGCGCACTGGAAGGGCACCACGGATGTGGGCACCCAGTCCATCGCCATCCCCGAGGGCTTCCGCGCGCCCGTCCGCACTCCGAACGAAGTGGACTTCAATTCGGTCTACAAAGAGTTCGGTTTGGACAGCCAGATGACCTTCACGGCGCAGTGGGCCGGCGAGGGCTTCGACGACAACCTGGCGACCGATCACGTGCGCGCGCTCCAGTCCCTGTGGCTGGGCGAAGAGGGCATGATTCTGCACGGCAATTGCGGAACCGGCATGTACCAGGGCACTGCAGGCAACGGCTTCCAGCTCGGCACCCCGGCTACCCCGGCGCTTTCCCAGAGCGCGACCTCCGCGGGCACTTTCTCCAGCGGTAACGCTGTGGCAGTTTCGGTGGTCATGCTTAGCTCGATGGGCTATCCGGCGACCAACCAGTACGGCAACGCCGTCAACCAGAGCGTGGCTGGAGGGCTGATCCCTTCCGTTCAACTCAGCTCAGCGGTGGGTGAGCAGTACACCATGGCGGGCGGAACCAGTGCGATGAGCGCGCTCGGAACCCTGTCGGGTGGCGTCACTGGCTCGAACAACACCGTGACCGCCACTGTGGCCAACAAGCCGGGCGCTTTCGGCTTCGCTTGGTTCGTGTCGACGAACGCCACCCCGATTCTGGCGAACGCCTACCTGTATGCGATCACCACGGTTCCGACGGTGACCATTACGGCAGCAGCCAGCGGCGCGGCGCAAGCTGCCAACGCCGTGGGTCTGAACGCGGATAACAGCGCAACCGCGCTCCAGTTCTCGGGCCTGATTTCGCAGGCAGCCTGGGCCGCGAACAACTACACCTGGTCCAAGGGCGGTTCGCAGTGGAATGACCTGGGCGGTGCGTCCTTCACCGCCGCGGGCCACGGACAGGTGAAGCAACTCGAAGACGCTTTCGAGTACGCTTTCGCCAACTGGCAGACCGGCTACACCGACATCTGGTGCAGCCACGATGTGGCTCGCTCGCTGTCCGCCGCCATCCTCGCTTCCGGCTCCGCATACACCGGCGTGCAGATCATGGGCGCAGCGGGCACCCCCTTCGCCCCCACCGGCGTGGTCAACGGATACCCCAACCGATACGCCGTCGATTCCCCGAACGGCGCGGGCATCATCCCCATCCGCACCCACCCCATGATGCCCCCGGGCACCATGTATTTGGCGCTCAACAAGAATCCCTATCCGCAGTCGCGGATCGGTAACGTGCTGGCCGCCCTGATTCAGCGCGACTACTACTCGATCGAGTGGCCCGTCACGTCTCGCGACTGGGGCTACGGCACCTACGTGCAGTATGTTCTGGCGCATCGCCTGCCCTGGATTCCGCAGGTCTGGACGAATATAGGTTCCTATTCCGGGAGCTAGATCCTGGGATGGTGCTTCCCGCTCTTGCCGCGAGGTGAGCGGGGTGGGCTGGCTCCTGAACAAAGGGCGGGAGCCAGCCTTCACAAAACCAAACTCCAAAGGAGAATCGAAATGCAATTCGGAAACACTCAACTTCCGCCCCTGCTGCTGATGCAGCCGGACCTGCTGGCGATGCTCATGGGCATTTCGGACATTGTGCCGAGCCCACTGGCGGCCCCGACGCCGACAGTGGCCGCGCAGGGCGTCACCGGGTCCACTACGTGCACCTACATCGTGGCGGCTCTGTCGGTGGTCGGCCAAGCACCGTGCGCCGCCGTCTCGATCACCAACGCCAATTCCGCGCAGACCGGCGCCAACTTCAACCAGATCACCTGGGGCCCGGTACAGAATGCCTTGGGCTATGCGGTCTACCGTACTGCAGGCGGCGGCTCACAGGGCCTGATCGCAATCGTACCCCTGTCGGCGCTCATCCGCCCGGCTGCCGGTATCCCCGTCTTCCAGGTCAACGACACGGGCCTGGGCGCCACTGCTGCCTCCGGTAACGGCCCCACCGCCAACACCACGGGCTGCCTGCAACTCAGCGCGCCCCTCTTCAGTTCCGCGCCGATCATGGATGGTCCGCTTCCGGCATCCCGATCGGACACCACGGGCCAGACATTGACCGTTGGCCAGATGCTTGCGCCGCTCTTTATCCGCTCAGGCCCCTCTTCGGCCGGATTTACCGACACCACGCCTACGGCCGCTGCGATGGTTGCGGCCCTCCAGGGCGTGCAGATTGGCTGTTCGTACACGTGGCTCTACCGCAACACCTCCAACCAAACGGCCACGCTGGCCGCTGGGACTGGGGTGACGCTGGCAACCGGGAACACGAATACAACCGCCACGGTGAATACGCACTCGTTCCTGGTAGTGTTCACCAACGTGACACCGGGTAGCGAGGCGGTGACCATCTACTCGCTCGGCTCGGCGCTCGTTCACTAATCCGAGATCGCCTGGGAATGCTTGCAATGGGGCGGAATCGATCCCGCCCCAAACCCTTTCTTGGGGGGGTATATGTCGTCATCTCCATTTGATTTCACCGCGCCGAATCCAAATATCGACCTGACGAATCTCGGTCTGGTGCACGCTTACGCCGGGGTCAAGTCGAGCGGCGATGACGTGCTTATCCAGCTCTGCATCACCGCCGCCAGCGTCGAATGGATCTGGCGCACCGGCCGCGGTCCGGAGGGCTACGTTCCCACCGCCTCTCCGTTCGTGAGCCCGCAGCCCTACGATGAGTTCTACGATGGCAACGGCGGCAGTAGACAACTGCTGCGCAACTGGCCTGTTCAGTCCGTCACGAACCTATTCATTAACGGCCGGCCGGTTGGCCCGTCGACCAATGGCTCGCCTGGGTACCTCATCGACCAGAGCAAGAAGTCGCTCTCTCTGGTGGGACGCTCGACGCGCTTCAATCCGTATGTGGGCACCCGTGGATCGCACTTCTACTGTGCACCGAACCTCGGCCGCTCGTTCGGTTTTCCAGAGGGAATTCAGAACGTCGAGGCGCAGTATGTCGCTGGCTTTGTCCAGGTGCCTCCAGACATCGTGAGAGCCTGCTCGCAGATGGTGGCGATCAACTACAAGCGCAAGAATTGGCTCGATCAGGCGAGCAAGACGATGGCTGCGCAGGGCGTGAGCGGTACGGATGCATTCCGATCCTGGGAGATGCCGCCCGAGGTGTTGCGGGTGATCTCGAATTATTCGCGCGACTGGGCTGTATGATAACCACCTTCCACTTTATCGATTCCAGCGACAAACTTATCCCGGCGCGGATTCGCAGTAAAGCAGCGGTCGTGGCGGGGGCGCTGGCAGAGCGAGTCACCTGGTGGATGCTACGCCTTCAGCAGAAGATCCAGGGCGAAAAACTCCAGGGGCAGGTGCTCCACCACCGCAGCGGGCGGCTCACCAGTTCGATCAACGCTCAGCCGACCGAGAACGTCGGATCGAAGCTCATCGGGTCGGTAACCGGCGCCGGCGGCCCGGCGTGGTACGGGCAGCTTCACGAACAGGGCGGGACGTTCAACGTCAAAGCCTATCTTCGCCGCCAAGGCTTCGACAAGAAGGGCGATCTTGTAAGGCTGCTCAACAGAGCTGGATCGATTCGGGCGGCCGTAGCCAGCACGAAAGACCACATGGTAAAGGCCCACACGGTGACCTTCCCGCAACGCTCTTTCATGGTCTCGTCGCTGAACGAGATCAACGATGCGATGGTCGGCGACCTGCAGAAGACGGCTGGCATAGCCGCCGCGTGAGCAACGCCGCGATCTTCCAATAGATAGGATGCCCTGCCTGTACCGGAACGAATGCGGGTTTGAATCCCCCTAGCGGCTCCCAACTTTATCAGACCGAAAACGTTATGTTCATTTCACGAGAAACCATCTTCTCCGCCCTGTTCAACCTACTGTGCGCGACCACTCCGCCGGCGGTTCAGGGCGGCGTGTGGAATATCACCAGCCGCGACCTCAAGCTATGGTCCGAGGTTGAGCCGGCGGATCAGCCCGCCCTGTTTATGGTGCAGAATCCGCAGCACGCCTCGATGGAGGTGTTCGCAGCGAACCAGTGGAAGCTCAGCGCGACAGCGTGGATTTACTACCAGGCGGATGCCCTTTCAAACCCGAGTGCCCCGCGCGACATGGCGGTGAATAACTTCATCGACGCGATCGATGCGGCCATTAACCCGATGCCCGGAATTCCGCAGACGCTGGGTGGCCTGGTCTTGCACACTTACATTGATGGGACGGTTGTATTCGATAACGGCTTGACCGATCAGCAGGCCGTGATCGTGATTCCTTTGACGATGCTCATTGGAGCGATTGGTTCCTAGCGCGGAAACAGTAGACCGATGCGCTTGGCCCATTCGTATGGGTCGCTATTGTTCTTCTGGGAGTTGTGCGGCTTGCAAAGAATCTGGAGGTTCCACGCATAATCCGACCCTCCACGAGTAAGCGGCTGAATGTGGTCAACGGTGAATCTATTTGGCCCAGACTTGCTGATTGGATAAGCACAGTCTGGAACAGCACACTTGTGTCCCTGACGGCCCCATATCGCCATCACGTCCGATAGGTTGTGGGCTCCCTCAGCTCCTAGCAGTCTGGCGCGGCGAAGTTTGGCGTATTCACTGGCGCGTTCTGGATTGGACGCAGCCCATTCTTTGTTCCTCGCGAGGATAATTTCTCGCATGCGTTCATAGTACAGGTGATTAGCGGCAGCGATCTCTGCGCGACGTGTTGCCTCGTGTTCCGCGTTCCGTGAGAGTATTCGGTCACGATTTTTCCATAGTAGGCGGCGTGCTCTTCAACCCTGGCTGGATGTTCTTGGCGGCGCTTGCGAGTCTGCGCATTGATCTTCTTCCTATTGCGCTTGTTATACTCTTTCTGATGTTCTAGAGCGAGAGATCTATTGGCCTCATACCATGGCTTGCTCTTTGCTTTGATGACCTATCTGTTATTCAGGTAGCGCTCCTTTTCTTTTGCCGAGAGCGCTTCTCTGTGTTTTAGAAAGTACTCCCGATGGTAGCTGGCACGAGCGTCGGGGTCCTTGCGGGGCATAACTACAATCGTACCCGAAACGGTGCCACAACTCAAGAACAAAGGAGACTAAAAACATGTATTTCCAATTCGGAAGCGGCGACCTCTATTTGAATCCCAACGCCGGTAACTTGGCTGCCAATCCGACGCCCGTGAGGCCATTCACAATCCAGGATGTGAAAATCGAGTCGAAAGGCAAGATCGAGTCGCTACGTGGGTCGCTGCAGTACCCCGACGATACTGCCACGGGCGACAAGGACGGGACATTCGAGTTCAGCATGGGGCGGGTAGACTACTTCCTCATGAACCAGATCGTCAATGCCGACGTGGTGGCGGTGGGGGGGGTCTCGGTGGCAGTGGATACCGTTACGATTGCGGCTACCGTCACCCCAACATTTCCGGCAACTGGTACGTTTAAGGAAGACCTTGGCGTTACATGGATTGTGCCCGGGGCAACGCAGCCACAACAGATGAAGCTCGCCACCGGCACCCCGACCACTGGGGAATATACGGAGGCGCTCGGGGTGTACACTTTTGCGGCGGCAGATGTCACCACGGGTGGAACCGTAAGCATCGCCTGCGCCTATGCGCAGACGACCATCGGCGCGACCTACCAGGTGAACAACCAGAGCCAGGGCTACGGCCCCGCCTTCGAGGCGTTCATCGTCGATAAGTACCAGGGTGTCACCAGTACGGGGGCACCGGTCTACAGTTGCGTGCGCCTCTACGCGGCTAAGACCAGCGACGTAGGGAAAGACAACAAGCGCTCCGGTTACAGCATGGTGAGTCTGAAAGGGGCGTTCTTCGCTAGCCCTAGCGGCCGGGTCATCGACTACTTCTCCAACAACGGCTAATCGCCGTCGAAACAATGGGCTTGTGGGCTGCGCGCAGCCTGACGCCCGGTGGCCAAAATGGCACGGGCGGCCCCCACCCGCTTTTCAAAATCCTACCCTTTGAGGAAACCTATGTACGTCAGAAAGAAAACCATCAGTCGCGACGAGTTGACCATCAAGATCGGGTCGCTCAGCATCGAGCAAGTGGAGCATGTCAACGATCCGCTGGATGCGGATGACGCCGAGGCTGCGAAACTGTTATCCCATCCGAGCATGTTCGCAATCTACCGCTTCATTGGGTGGAGCCTTACCAACGCCTGCCTTCCAACGTCGCCTGGTGTCCCCTGGTCCCCGCTGCTCATTGAGCAGGAGTTTGACTTGGTGGTGGTAGGGTGGCTACAGGATGAGGTCTTGGAGTTCAACAACCTCAAGGCTGCCAACCCGGGGGAATCCAGCGCCGCGGCTCCGACGGCCTAGAAATCGCGGAGATTCGGGCGTGCATTATCACCGAGACCGGATGGAGCATCGAGCAGGTACAGGAATGCCCATTCCCGGTAGCGGTGGAGTTATTTGAGCACTGGGCCAAAGAGGGAACCGTGCGGACTGCCGTGCGGGCCATCGCCATCGGGCTCGGCATCATAGAGCCACCAGACACTCCAGTGCGTGAGTCCACTTCTCCAGACAAGATCGCCGATATGATCGGGAATCGGCGCGACGGTTTCGGCGGTTGTGTGCTTCCACTCGACGCCCTGCCGGAGTGGATGAAACTGAGCCTCGCTAAGCGCGAAAGATAGCCACCTATGCCAGACAACAACATCATAAGGGTCGGGACCGAAGTCGATCTGGCTGCGATTCAATCGGGGATGCCCCAAGCGGCGTCCCTGGTTGAAGCGTCTACCGGGCGAATGCTGAAGTCGTTCGACCAGATCGCGACGTCGACGAAGCAGGGCAGTGCTGCGCTGCTGGACTGGGCTGGACGGCCGATCCAGACTGCCGTCGCCGCATCGGAGGATCTGCGCAAGACGGTGGACATCTCCGCCGAGAGTATCAAGGCGCTCGCCCAGGCCATGAAGGGCACGCAGCACGATACGGAGGAAACTGCTTGCGGGTGGGAGGGCTTTGCCGAGAGGGTCAAGGGATTCATCCAGAACCCGCTCGAAGCCGCAGGCGACGCCGCCAAAGAAATGCTCGTCAAGATGGGGCCTATCGGCGGCGCCGTGGCGGCTACCGCCGGCGTGATGGCGCTCATGGGCAAGGAGGCGTTTGATCTGGTCAACGAGGAGGGGTTGGCCGCGCGCCAGACGCAGAACTTCGCCACCATGCTCGGATTGGGCTACGAGCAGACCAAGAAACTGGGTGAGATGGCCAGTCTGGTGGATGCCGACATCGGTGGACTGGCACGTGCGTCCTTCCGCCTGGCTGAAGCCCTGGAGGATCCGACCGGCGCCGGCAAGGAACAGGCCGACGCGCTCAGAAAGCTTGGCATCAACGCAACCGATGCCGGCGACGCGCTCCTCCAGGTCTTGCAGAAACTCTCGGAAATACCGAACAAGACCGAGCGCATCAATGAGGCCCATGTGCTTCTGGGGCGCGCATCATTCCAGTTGCAGCCGCTCATCGAGAACTACCAGAAGCTCTCGGATACGATTGAGGCTCTCGGTGGCCAACTCAGCGAGACCGCCGTGAAGGGCCTGCTGGATGCCAGAGAGAAGGTTAACGAGCTATCGATCGCTTGGGGTCACCTCAAGGAAGCCATGGCCTCCAAAGTCTCGGGTGTCGTCAAGATTATTGTCGAGACCGCTGCCACGATTGTGGCTGGAAACCCGGACCAGACCCAGAGCCCGATTGAATCGCAAATCGCTGCATTGAAGGGTGCCATCGAGAATGAAAAAAGCAGGACGATGGGCAGTGACGACAAGTTCGCTGCCGGAACCTATGGGGCGAACCTGAAATCACAGCTCGCAATTCTCGAACAACAACAGAAAGCCCAGCAGGACTCTAAGGAGCATGACAAAATCATTGCTGACGGCTATGCTGCATCTGCGGCACGCTGGCGCGAGGCCCATGCCAAAACGCTCGCTGGCATGAAGGATGCGCTGGAGGCGGCGGACAAGCAGATCAAGGATTCGTCCGCGAAGCTCGGCTCGGCAATCGCGCCGGATCAGCGCGCGAAAGAGACCGCGAATCTGGCAAAGGCAACGGCCGATTCCGGCCGCCTGAAATCCGAGATCAAGGCCGCTGAGAAAGCAGATGCCGGACAATCCCCCGAGAAGAAGGCCGAGGAAGAAAAGAGGGTTGGACTGCTGCGCGTCCAGGTTGCGGAGGATACCGCGAAGCGCAAGCTCGCGCTGGGGCTGTCAACCGCCGCTGAGGAGGCATCTCAGATGCGTGCCGCTGAAGCCACCCGCTATAGCGTCGAGATGACGGCCGCGCGCAAGCTCGGCAACGATCTCGAAGCGGTCAAGTTAGAGCACCAGCGGCGCATGGCCGAGATCGACGCCAAAGAGCAAGATGCGTGGCTCAAGGCGCGCAAAGAGCGCGCGGAGCTTGACGAGCAGCAGGCACGCATTCAGGCGCAAATTGCCGACCAGTCGGCGTTCGGCGGAAAGGGTCTGGAGGCGTTCCAGAAGCTGCAGAAACAGATCGCCGAGGCGCAGACGAGAGACGCCGAACAGGTGGCCGCCATTGAGGAGAAGGCCGAGATCTCCCACGCTTCGAAGCTCTACGAGTACAAGACCCAACTCCTGGATTCCGAAGTGGCGCGACATCGGATGTCAGTTGAGCAGAAGATCGCCGACCTAAAGAAGCTCCAGGAGGCTGAGTACGCAACGCAAATGACGGCTGCGGTCGGCGAGTACAACGCGGCGGTGTCCGAGCACGGTGGCAACTCCCCGCAGGCGGCGAGCGCGCAGGCCAAGATCCAGGAAATCGCGGATAGCAATACCATCGCCATGGCGAAACTCAACGCCGACGCGAAAAAGGAAACGGTCACGTATCAGACAACCGTGACGGCGGCACTGAACACAGTCACCGGAGCCTTCGACCACGCCTTTGAAAACTGGACGAAGGGGCACAAGAAGTTTGCAGCGTCAGCTTCCGAATCGTTCCGCGGCATGGCCGACACGGCGGTCTCGAATATCGAGCGCATGATGGCGCAGATGCTGGTGCAGTTCGCTCTCAGCAAGGCCCTTGGCCAGAAAAGCGTGATGAGCAAGGCGTACCAGTCCGCTGCCAACACCTGGGCGACAGTGACCGATAGTGGAATCGGTGGGGTCTTCAACCCGATCATTGCTGGCGCCGAGGCGGCTGGCGTATTTGCGGCGGTGGCTGCGCTCGGAACGTTCGAGTTCGGAGGCGTGGTGCCGAAGACCCAGGTGGCTCTTGTCCATTCCGGGGAAAGAGTACTCACACCCCGCGATAACCAGAGTTTCGAGCGGGCGATGGGCGGGGGCGGCGGCGGGGTGCAAAACCACTTCCATCAGGCTCCAGGGACATCACCGCATGATGTTACGGCCGCAACGCAGATGTTTGTGCGGGCCATGCGCGATGGGCGACGGTTCGCTTAGATTGCAAGGTCGCTTGAGAGTTTTCGGGCATCGCCAGCACTAATGGTGTATGAAGACATCGCAATTCGGCGAACTCCAAAGCGCAGCAGGAACCACAATAGAGTCCCTTCTCAATGAATACGATCTGGCCCATGTCACGGGCCTGTCGGTAGCGTCCGTCCGGCGGTGGCGGTTTCTCAAAATAGGGCCGAAGTACCTGAAAATCGGGGCATCCGTCCGCTACAGACCCGAAGACGTTTCAGCATGGCTGGAATCCCGGCTTAAATGAATAACAGACCGTGTTCCTGGGCTACAAGCTCGGGATCTTTGTTGTGTTTCTTGCTGTTGCATTGCTTACAGAGCAATTGAAGATTTTCTGGCCAGTTAGATCCGCCGCGCGATAGAGGTTGGACATGATCGATATGATACTTTCCCTTTCCGCTTTTCGCCATCTTCGCCTTACACAGTGCGCACTTCCCGCGCTGCTTGGTAAACAAGTTAGAAATATCTTCAGAAGTGTGCTTCCCTGGAGAGCCCCACTTTCTAGCGCGATAGGCTTCCGCATGTTCTGGGTGCTCCTTGCGGTATTGGCGGTTGTATTCGCGTACCTCTTCATGATGTTCGATGCGGTGCTTGCGGTTGGCGGCCAGTGCTCTTTCTGGATGCTTTGCCTGATAGCGCTTCTTGCGTTCCTTTATCTCTTCGGCGTGCTCGGCTCTGTATATGCGACCCTTTTCGCGAATCTCATCCTTGTGCGTGCGGTGGTATTGTCGGTCCCTCTCAAGAGCGGCTTCACGATGTTCCTCCCGCCACCGATGCGAATATTCTATGCATGCTTCTCTATTTTTGGTGTAGGCCTTCTTGCCGTATTCTCGATCCTTTTTGTGAACCTCGTCGGCATGCTCAATTCGGCGTCGGCGCTTCCGCTCACTGATTTGCTCCGCACGCTCCTGCTGATATTTACGGTTTTTGGCGTGAAACTTCTCGATGTGCTCCGCGTAGTATCGTCTTTCATGTTCGCGCTGTTTCTGCCGGCGCTTTTCTTCCTCTTCTGGAAGTGTTACTTTTTTGTTAGGCATCTGAGAATCCCCATTCTCGCTTGCCGCGTGGGGCGCTTCGTTAGCGCGAATCGCCCTACACCAATACTACCACGGACATTCTCGGGGGCGTGCTATGTCTAACGCCATTTTCCCACCCGTCAAGGGCATCGGTTGGCCGATTTCTAGGCGTGGGTACTTCTCGACGATCATTTCCCACTCTGTGAACGGCAACGAAGTCCGGATTCCGAATTACCCGTTCGCCCTGGAGCAGTTCGATCTGCCAGTAAACTACATGCACGCCAACGCTGCGCTGTCGCCGAGCGGTGCCGACTTCCAAGCGCTGGATGGCTTCTTCCGGCAGCGCACCGGCCCGTGGGATTCCTTCCTCTACTGGGACCAGGCAGACAGCGATACCGTGCAGAACGCAGCCTACCAGGGTCTGACTCCCACTACGGGGCAGAACGTGATCGCTACGGGCGATGGCAGCACTCTTGCGTTTCAGTTCTATCGCCTGATCGGGGGGGCTGCGCAGCCGATCTACAATATCAACGGCGTCACCGCGGACGCAACTGGTATTGGGCACCCGCCGCCATCGCCAGCGGTCAAGGTGTATGTGGCCGGCTCTCCCGTGGCGAGCGGCTGGACGATGAGTGCCTACGGGATGCTCACATTTGCGACGGCGCCTACCGGCGCCATCGCAGTCGATTGCCAGTACTTCAAGCGCGTCAGGTTCGGTGAGGACTTCCTGGACACCAGCCAGTTCATGCAGAACCTGTGGAGGATCAAGGCGTTGAAGTTTCAGTGCGTCTACGCCTGAAAATTTCTGATAGAAAGTCCGCGCTCGCGGCACTATAAACACGGAGATGAAATGACAAAGTTAACTGTAGCAGTAGTCGCAGTGGCGTTGGTGGCAGTAGCGTTGGTGGCGCAGACCCCTTCCGGATACCAACTGCCATTATGGAACGCACATTCCTGGACCTACCCGACACTGGGGCCGGGATTTGTCGTCTCGGGCAACGTGGTGAGCGTGCCGGTGACGCAAGGGCCGGCGGGGCCGGCGGGCGCGGTGGGGTCAGTCGGGCCGGCGGGGCCGGCGGGCACCTTCGCGGCGCCACCGAATTCGGTCTGGGTTTTGCCGGAGGTAATGCCCACCGGATCTACGCTGCCGGTATTCCAGGCGAGTTGCGCGATGGCGGACATATTCCGCAACGGACTGCTGCAAACATCGACAACGGAGGGCGGGGCGGACTACACGATGGACCCGGGTACGCTGATCGTGACGTTTGCGGCAGGGAACGCGCCTGGGCCTGGCGATCTGGTGAAGATCACGTATCTCTGCTCGAAATAAGGGGAATGGGCACCAAATGAAGACCCAATGCTCGGCGGCACTGACATCGTTCCTGGACGAACTATGCACCGCTGGTGTGGGTGGGGAGTATTGTGTTATCGACCTCTACACCATCTACCTGCAGTCCGGTGTGGCGCTGCGCTGGGCCGCCTGGCCTATCCCGATCAGCTTTCCGTCTACAGGCATCTACGGCGCCGGTAGCGTGGGCGGCAATACGCGGGTGGCGGGCCAGACGTACTCGGCATCCGGACCATACCTGGATCGCTCTCGGATCACCCAAGCGCTCAAACTGGAGGTTTCGCAAGTCAAGGTGACGATCCGCGCGAACCCCACAATGACGATCGGCTCGACGCCGATCCTGGCCGCTATCTCTTCGGGGATGTTTGCCGGTGCTACCGTCTACGTCGACCGCCTGTGGGCGCAGACCTACTTCCCGTTCGATTTTACGCTCGGCACTCTGAACTGGTTCACCGGGCAGGTGGCCGAGGTTGAGAAGGTCACACGCGCCATGGCGGTCCTGTCCGTAAAAGATCCGACCGCGCTATTGGGGGCGGAGTGGCCGCGGAACCAATACCTCACCGGGTGTACCCATACGTTCGGGGATGCCGGATGTGTCTTCAGTAAGGCGGGCGTGACACAGGCTGGTGCGGTGCAGGCGGGCTCAACTACTACCGTCATCAAGACCAATCTGACGCAGACGGACGTGATACCGGCGCCCACCGCTGCCCCAGCGTTGAGTGCCACTGGCGATAACCTGGATATCAACATCGCCTCGCAGACTTACTACGTCGTGGTGACCTTCACCGGCCCGAATGGGGAATCGGCGGCCAGCTCGGAAGCGAGTCTCGCAGTTACCGGCAGCACGCAGACCGGGGCCAACGGTACGACAGACAAGCTGCTGATCGTCTCGGCGCCACCCTCTCCACCATCTTCGGCAACTGGCTGGAATGTCTATGTGGCGACCGGCTCCGGCGATGAGCAGTTGCAGGCGAGCTTCACTGGATTCAGCGGAAGTTCGGCGCATTGGACGCAGATCGGTTCGCTGGCCCAGGGCGCGCCGGCGCCATCGCTCGGCACGCTCGGCTACTTCTCGCAGGGGATTATCAGTTTCACCTCGGGCGCCAATGCTGGGCTCTCACAGGTTGTGCAAAGCTATGCGCTCGTGGGCGGCCTCGGTGTGGTGACAACTGCGCCGCCGCTCCCATCCACGCCAGCCGCCGGCGACACGTTCACGATTGTGCCGGATTGCGACAAGTCGATTGCGCGGTGCAGTGCCTACGGCAATCTAGCACACTGCAAGGGGTTCCCCTTTATCCCGGCCCCGGAACAGAGCGTTTAGCATTGCCAGTGGCGATGTAAACAGCCGAGGAGCGATCTGCCATTGTCAGAAAAAGAAGAGAACCTACGTGACTGCGTTGTTGCAGTAGCCCGGTCTATCATCGGGACACCCTTCAGGATGAACGCCGCCGTCCCCCGCGTGGGGATGGACTGTGGTAGGCTGCCGTGGTACTGCTACTCTGTATGTGGCATTCAAGTCCCCGCCCTGCCGCCTCACTGGCCACGAGACTTCATGTGCCACGCCATGGCGGACTCTGAGCCGTACATCGCGCTGATCCGACAGAATCTGGTCGAGGTGTTTTGCTGCGATCCGCTTCCAGGCGACTTGGCGGTATTCAAGCCGCTGCGCAGCCGCTGTTATTCGCACGCGGCTATCGTGGTTGATTGGCCAACCGTGATTCACGCCCGCGGTGTTGGCGTGCATCCCCAGGTGGAGATCGCCACAGCCAAAGAGTGGCCC